TTCAACATTCATAATTAAAATATGAAAGTCAGTTCCTGTTTCAAATAACGTATTTAAAACTTTTTTCTGTTTAGAAGATTTGTCAGATGTTTTCCAAAGTACAACTTTCTTTTCTATATGATCAGGCAAGTGAACAGGTATTTCAGAGTCATACCAATTTTTATAAACACCTTTAGGTGCTATTAATAATAATCCGTTTATTAAACCTTTATCATAAAGAATAGCAGCGTTATCTAACAACACTTTAGATTTACCTGTACCCATTTCCATGAAATAAGCAAAATTTTCCTTATCCCAAGAGGCTTTTAATGCATCTAATTGATGCTCATATGGCTTAGTTTTAAATTTATAATTCATAATATATAACCTTTACTTTTCTTTCTAAGAGGATATATATTAGTTAAAAAGAAAAAGTCAATGAGTAAAGTTTATTTAACACAAGAGATACCTGGAACATCTATAGGACAACCTAAGTATAATATTTTAGGTGCACAAAAGTTTGGACAAATTGTCACAGTGTTGCCAGAAAGAAGTCAAATTATAATGTCACCTGGTCCATTGATACAAAAATTAAGAACTCTTTTAAAAGAATATACAACCGATGATTACTTATTATTATCAGGAGATCCTGCAATTATTGGAGTAGTTTGCTCTGTTGTTTGTGATATTACAAATGGTAAATATAAATTACTAAAATGGGATCGACAAGAAAAAACTTATTATCCAATCGAAGTAGATATTTTTCAAAAATAAAACTTGACAAATCAAGTTTGAGTCCTTATAATTACGGCCATGAAAGTTAAAAAGAAAATACTTAAAGGAGTTATATTATGATAATAGATATGCGTAAAGATGCACCTGATCAATCTACTAGCATTGATCCAGATAAACTTTCAACAGAAGTTGAAAAGTTACAAACAATTCAAGAAGAAATAAAAGAATTGGAAGCAAGACTAAAAGATAAAAAAGAAGATGAAAAACATTTTAGTTGTATTGTTATTCCAAAATTAATGGAAGACATGAACCTATCTAGTTTAAAATTAAAAGATGGTTCTGAACTTACTGTTAAAAAAATTTATAGTGCCTCAGTTAAAGCTGATAAAAAAGCAGAGGCGATACACTGGCTTCGAGACAATGGCTTGGGTGATATAGTAAAAAATAATGTTATTGTATCATTCGGTCAAGGCGAAGATAACAAGGCGGTCGATTACGTCAACCTTGCGAGGTCTGGTGGGTTTGAACCTATCCAAGAGGAAAAAGTTCACCCACAGACACTCAAAGTAGTTATGAAGGAATGGAAAGACAAAGGTCATGAAGTTCCTGAAGAACTATTCAATACGTTCGATGGAAATCAAACGTATTTAAAAAATAAAAAATAAATAATAACCTAATAAGGAGATATACTTATGGCAAATACAAATGCTATGACTAAGAAAAACAGTGCAGGTGCACTGGCTACAATCAACCTAAGAGGCGACTCTGGAAGAGGTAGCGAAGAAATAAAATCGGACGATATGTCAACACCGATTTTAAAAATCCTTCACCAACTATCACCTGAATGTAACAAGAGTAATGCAAAGTACGTAGAAGGTTCACAACCTGGTATGATCTATGCAAAAGGTCTTGGTACATTAATGGATGGAAACGAAGGTGTGGAAGTTGTTGTTGCACATGTGCAAACAAGATTTCCAGAGTGGCAGGAAATGGGAGATACAGCAGCTCCACCTGTCGCAACACATCTATCAATACCTGATGATGCTGTTGAAGAAAGGAACGGTAAGTACAGATTATCAAATGGTAATTACTTAGAAAAAACTGCATACTTTTATGTAATAGTTTTAGGTGAAGAACCTAGACCTGCAGTGATTACTATGAGATCATCTAACTTAACACCTGCGAGAGAATTAAATCAGTTGATCAAAAATCTTAGATTTAAGGATGACAAAGGTGTTTACAATCCAGCGGCATATGCAGCAGTTTATAATTTAAAAACTGTTGGTAAAGTTGCAGGAAGTAAAAGCTGGCATGTCTATAAACCAACCATGGCGAGAGCTTTGGATGTATCTAAGAAAGAGGATGCAGACTTGTACTTAATGGCACAAGAGTTTCAAAAATCTGTGTCTAAAGGTGCAGCGAAACCTGAGTATGAGAAAAGCGATAAACCTCAAACTGAGGATATTGTATAATTCACTAAGTGGATACTCTAGAGAAGAGGCGGAACCGGGAGACTGGAACCGCCTCTATAAAAAAATTAAAGGGATACAGACATGGAAGAGTTCAGGAAAGCATTTACAGGTTTAGAACGTAATTTTGGTTTTTGTAATGTTAACAATGGTTACACAGATCCAGATACAGGAAAAATAAAATTTAGATCAGGTGATTATGGTTGGTCGGGTAAACCAATCACAGACAAAGATTATCAACAACATTTAGATGGAACTAAATCAATAGGTATACAACCATGTAATGATGATGGTTTAGCAAGATTTGGTGCAATAGATATTGATCCAAAAGTATATAAAAATTTAGATGTAAAATATTATTTAGATATTATTCAAGAAAAAGAATTACCATTAATTCCTGCAAGATCAAAAAGTGGTGGATTACATTTATATGTATTTACAAAAGAATTAGTTAAAGCAAAGATTATAAAAGATTTTTTAGAAGAAGTTTTATTTTTATTTAAGTTACCAATCAATACAGAGATTTTTCCAAAACAAACTAAATTAGGTAACAATACAGATGGAGATAAAATAAATGGTAATTTCATAAATCTTCCATACTTTAATAAAAATGAAAGAGTTGCATTGTCTCCAAACGGAGAAGAAATGTCTATTGAATTATTTTTAAATTGCATTGAATTAAATAAACAAACTTCAGATCAATTAAAACAAATATCAAATAATATTATTCAAAAAGAATTAATAGGTGGTGCAGAAGAATTTAAAGATGGTCCACCATGTTTAGAAATATTATCTAAAAACAAAATGAAAGATGGTCGTGATAGATTTTTATATAACTACATGGTCTTTGCTAAAAAGAAATATTCTGACAACTGGAGAGATAAAGTTTTACAAGCAGGTAGAAATTACTTTGAATTTAATTCTACTTGGACAGATGATCATATTAAAATGAAAATAAAAACATGGGACAAAGAAACTAAAGGTCACACGTGTAGTGATGAATTACTTGCACCTGTATGTGTTAAATCTGAGTGTGTAAAAAGAAAATTTGGAATTATATCTGATAAAAAAATTAATTGGCCCTTGATGACTAATCTACAAAAGATAGATTTTAAACCAGACCCTGAATATTATTTTACAGTTGAAAATAAAAAAGGTGAATCTGTTCCTGTACATGCAAAAGATGTAAATAAAATTAAAGATCAAAAAGAATTAAGAGGTTTAATTATGGCGCAAGTTGATGTGCTTCCTCCACCTATTAAAGCAATGGAATTTTATGAAATGATAAATGCATTACTTGATACCGTTGATACAGTGCAACCGGCTCCAGGGACCAGACCAATGGAGATACTAAAGAAATTATTAAGAGAACATATAAACGGGCCTCAGGCTACAACATATAATTCTTTTTTAAGTGGTAATGTATTAAAAGATAAAGAGTATGCATATTTTGTGTATGACGATTTCTATAATTTTTTAAAAGAAAATGAATGGAAAAAAGATGCATCAAGAACTTCTTACATGATTGAAAAAATGTTTGAGAAAGAAAAAGATCATTTACCTAAACCAGGGTTTGGTAAAAAGAAAAGATTCCCTGGTACAAATAAAAAAACAAATAAACCATATCCAGGTGTAAATGGTTGTGCAGCTATTCCTTTGTATTTATTTAAAGAAGAGGAAGAAGTTGAAGAAATAATAGAGATAGAAAACGAGGATGATATTGTCTAATGATATATAAATATTTTGGTCCTCCAGGTACAGGTAAAACACATAAACTAATTAGTAGAGCTAAAGCTTATATTAGAATAGGTACACCTTTAGATAAGATTGCATATTTTGCTTTTACTAAAAAAGCAGCTGATGTAGCCAAAAATAGAATGCCAGTGGATAATGATAAATTATATTATTTTAGAACACTTCATTCATTTGCTTTTGATCAATTACAGTTGAACACTAAAAAAGTAATGCAAGGAGAAGACTACACTAAGATAGGTAAGAAAGTAAATTTAAGAGTTAAATACTTTGATAAATATAACAAAGAAGAAAAATTTTATTTAGATAATGATAGTCCATACTTTCAAATGATTGGAAGAGCTATGAATAGAGATGTAACTCCTAGAGAAGAGTTTGATAGAAACGAACATAATACTAAAGAAATTAGATGGCCATTATTAAAAAACATATCTGATAATTTAATAGAATATAAAAGAGTAAAAAAGAAATTAGATTTTAATGATATGATTTCAAGATTAATTGATAAGGAAGATTTACCTAAATTCAAGGTAATTTTTATAGATGAAGCTCAAGATTTATCTCCATTACAGTGGAAATTATTTGATAAATTAAAAGAATATACAGAAGATATTTATTTAGCAGGTGATGATGACCAAGCTATTTTTGCTTGGGCAGGAGCTGATGTTAATAGATTTATAAATGAACCTGCAAAAGAAAAAGTATTAAAATATTCAAAAAGAATATCAAGAGCAGTGCAAGAACAATCTATAATTCCATTAAATAATATAATTGGACAAAGAAAATTAAAACAATATTATCCAAGAGACTATGAAGGTCTTTGTGAAAGAATAAATAATTTAGATCAAATAGATGTAACAGAAGGTAAATGGTTAATATTAACTAGAACGGTTTCTAGATTAATAAAAATGATAAAAGAATTAAGAAAAAGAAATTTATATTATCAAACTAATAAAGGTAAATCATTTAAAGTATTATTATACAATGCATCTGTAAATTATAATTCATGGTGTAGAGGTATTGAATTAGATGAAAAAGAAATAAAAGACATAAAACAATTTATTGGATCTGGACCTGAAACATGGAATAAAGATGTTGATTGGTTTGATGCATTTACAGAAGCTGATTTAGATGAGAAAGAATACATAAAAAATATGTTAGATAATGGAGAAGATTTAGATAAAGAAGCAAGAATACTTGTATCTACAATTCATGCAGCTAAAGGTGGTGAAGAAGATAATGTTATTTTATGTTTAGACTTAGGTCAAAAAATAAAGAAAGCAATTAAAAAGAGTCAAGATAAGTATGATGAAGAAAATAGAGTTTGGTATGTGGGAGCAACACGCGCAAGAAATAATTTATATAAACTAAAAGCAAGAATAAAAAGAAATGAATATAAACATTTATAAGAATTTATATACAAACGTATATAAACCGAACGGGAGTGAGACTACCTTTACTGGTGACTGGCAGCATCAGGCTTTAACGAGCGAAGTTGGTTCGATTTTCTCTACTCCCTATTTTGGATCTATGGTCGTTAAACCAGCAACTGCCAATAACCTAAAACCTAACAGGAGAAAAAATATGTTAAAAATAAAAGAAATAACAAAAGAAAATGGTGATTATTATATAGAATATATAAATTCAAATAAAGATTTATTGACGTACTCTGGTAGTGCAGAAGATATTCTTTTTGATTTATTAACAGAAATAGTAAAGGAGAAAAATGACAAATAAAGATATGTTTGAAAGTGCGTTTCCACAAGATAAGCAGATAGGCGGGAGTCATTACAAAGACTTTCATATTCAACCCTATGAATTTATTTCTAAAAATGACCTTTCTTTTTTTCAAGGAAATGTTATTAAGTATGTGTGTCGTTATATGAATAAAAATGGCATACAAGACTTAGAGAAAGTAATTCATTATTGTGAATTAGAAATTAAAAAGATGCAAGATATGAAGAGGAAAAAATAATGAATACATATACAGAAATTTTTGGTTTACTAATTATGACAATATTTATTTTTGGGTTAATATAATGTTGATGCCAACTACAGAGTGGGTAGCACCTACAGAGTTTCCTGATTTAAGATCGGCAGAAGAAATAGCAATTGACTTAGAGACAAGAGATCCAGATTTAAAGAAACTGGGTTCAGGAGCTATAAGTGGTAATGGTGAAGTTG